AGCTTTGCTTCAAGCTCACGAATCTTCCGCTCTTTTTCCCGATTTGATTTACGCAATTCACGCACCCAAGCAGGCGCACGAACTTCTTCATCTTGAGGTGGCGATTCCTCTCCGATAGATATTACGACTTCATCTTCGTCATCTTCGTCTTCTGGATCATCGTCGATGGCATTGGTCTCATCATCCGATTGCTCGTCAAAGTCTGTGTCGATGTCGATTGTTTCGATGTTGTCGTTATTATCCAATTCTGCCGTTTTCATGTTTTAACCCCATTAACTCACCCTAATTGTGTGGAGGGTGGAACCACATTCGTACTGGGTCGCAATGCTTCCCCAATCTTTTCAGCAGTCTCAATTGCCGACTTGCGCTGGTCAATGTCGATGTTTGAGATGGTCTCTGCTGTCTTGGCTTTCGTTTCTTCCGAACGTGCCAATGTGTATTCAGTGTTAGCTTGTGCTTGGATAGCTTGAGCCTGTGATTTAGCGGCTTCAGCAAGCAAGTAAGTGGTCTGTGCATCTTGCTGCACGTTTGCTTGCGCCTCCATCATCTGCTGCTGTTCTTCTTCCGTTGGCTTCACAACGCCCAACTGGACTAGCTGCTTGCGGAAGTATTCCTTGATGTCGCCAATGCCTTCGCCTTCCATGTTCATGATAGCCATAGCTTGCAGAACCTGTTGGGTTGTTGGATCAGTGGTAACTTGCATCATGCCTGTAAGCGCACGGACTGTTGCGTCACGACGGCTGCTGAACGATGGGCCAACATCTACAGCGACATCAAATATAGCATCAGCCAGGTTGTTCTCGTAAATCAGTTCGCCAGTTTCTTCGTCGATCTGTGGCTTCATCAGTTCAATTGAACCGACTTCCTCCATAGAGCCGACCGTCTTCATCTTGCGCTTTTCTTCAACGTAGATGTCTTTAGCCATTGACAGCCATATCTCACCGCAGCGACGCACAGCCTTAGCCATGTTGCTCATGTAGATGAACGTCTGCATATCCAAGCGGGTCTGGATAAGCTCAACAGCCTTGCCGCTGATATTGCTGACCATCTTGTCTGATTGCTGGTTGTTGCCCAGTATCTCAGCCATGTCGGATTCGGTGATCTGCAACAGTGCAGCCATTGCTGGCGGAATCTGTGGCGACTTGGTGTAAGCAACAGGCCCAGCAGCTTGAGTCTCACCATTAGGGCCAGTGATAGGATTGACCAAGAGGTAAGGATAGTTGCGAAGGTTATCTTCAGCCCACATCACTTGGTGACCAGAGACTTGCTCAGGAAGCAGGATTGGCTTTTCAACGGATGAAAGCGCACTGATCTCGCCCAGCTTCGATAGCTGCATATTCTTCAGGCGCTGCGGGTCTTTCGCTAGACGCACTTGGCCCATGCAACGCTCTACGTTGTCAACGAACCAACGCTTGCCATAGACAGGAACGATTGGAATGTTCTTGCCAGCAATGTAGCCCATGTCGTCAAGGACACCGCCGCCGCTCATGATATACTTGCGGACGCGCTTACGCTTAACACGCTTCTGACGAACTTCGACCGTGCCAACAGCAGCAAGAGTTTCCTCTAGCGTTTCGTCTGCGTCGAAGTCCGCCTGCGTGTAGCGTTCTTCTTCGCCTTGGATTGTCAGGAATATGCGGACAGTCTCACGGGTTTCTTCAACGCGATAGTATTCAGCAACGAACACAACATCAGGCGTATCCCAGTCAAACTCATACTGGTGAATCTCTTTGGGCCATGTCGCTGGGTCATCATTCCATTCAGCTTTGTAAGCTTCATAGGTCATGGAATACAGAACGAAGCAATACTTAGCGTCGGCTTTGTCCTGGCGCTTAGAGTCAAGGTCGAAGAACACAGAGCTGTCAGCGTCATAGATTGGCTCTATGCGGATGCGCTGGCGTTCATCCTCGTCGTTCTCATCATCTTCATAGGCAGTGCGTAAGCGCCACGCGCCAATGCCACCGCCGACTGCTTCCTCAAAAGCGTTGTCGTATGCTTCTTCTGCGCCGCTGTCCCGTTCGTCTGCACGATAGAGACCATTGCAAGTCTCAGCTAGTTTTTCATCCGTGTCGCCATCTTTGCTTACAAAGTCTACAGCGATGCGGTTATTTCGATATTCGTTGATGATACGAATGACGCTAAGGTGAATCTTGTTTACCTCGAAGCGCGGCTTGTTTTCGTATTGGTCACCCAGTGGGCCTTCCCATTGTGCGCCAGCGATTGAATAGAAGCGTCTATCCTGAAGGCACTGTAGGCGCTCATCACGGACTGAGGATTGAACACGATCGAACTCCGTCATCGCCTGTTGATGGATGTTCTGGAACCTTTGTTCTTTATTCAGTCGAGCCATTTACCACCTACTCACAGTTGCCAAAGGTTGCACATCGAAAGTCTTTGGAGGGACTGCTCGACGTATGGCCTCGCACGCATAACGTAGCGCGTCTATAAGGTGATTATCACGATCCGCAAGGATTGGCAAGATTTGTCCTGTCAAGGGGTCAGTTTTATAACTGTAGCACGTTAATTCGTCAATCGTGTGCTGGCAGCGAGGGTGAACAACGATGTCGTATGACTTCAACCATTCAACGCCTTCCTCTACAGACTTAGGCCCTTTGACTGCTGGCATAATCTTTGGGAAGCCATGTTTTCTCATGTGGCTGATCGTTTCAGGTCTGGCGCTATCAGCAACGATGGGCCACTTCTCAGACTCCGGCACAGTGAAGAACAGGTCTGGCGTGTCCATAATCTCACAGCCAACGCGATACGCTTCATGATCGACATAGATTGTGCGACCAACAACATGGCAGCGGATTAAGACAGTTGGGTCAGATGCAAAGCCCCAGTCAGCGCCGAAGCGATGCGTTGTGTCATCTGGTGTTTCGAAGTCCTCTATCTTCCAGTTGCGGAATACACGCGCTTCGCTGTTCGATGCGTAGCTTCCCAGCCATACGTGCTTGTATTTGTCAGGGTCGCGCTCTCTGTCGTATTCCATCTCCGCTTTGAGAACGTCAGGGAACCAAGGATTGTCTCGATAGTTTACCTGTGCAACCACAGCGTCAGGTGGTGGCGTTTCACCACGCAGCAGCATATCAATTGGGTCGGTGCTGTTCAGTGGGTTCCATGTGAACCACAGTTCGCTGTCTGGCTTACGGATTGTCGGACGCAATAGGTCGAGCGAGCGTTGCGATAAGCTCTGCGCTTCTTCCACCCAGGCGCAGTCATACCCTTCGAGCGACTTAATCGAATCGCTTGTGTGATTCTGCATTCCAGCAAAGATAATTAGACCGTCGCCATACCGTGACTTGATCTGGCTCTCCTGAACCTCGAAGTAATCCTGCACGCCAAGCTGCTCGATCTTTAGCTCCAGCAAACGCTTGACTGATTGGGATAGCGACTTCTGTATTTCACGGACGCAAACGGTTCTGCGCCGCTGATCCATAACGTGCGCTTCGATAACCATTTCCGCAAAGGCATGGCTCTTGCCTGATCCGCGCCCACCATGAGCGCCCTTGTAGCGGCTAGGCTGCAAGAATGGCTTGAACCAGCGCGGAGTTTTAATCTTTAGCGTTGTCATCAGTCATTACCCGCTCAATGCGTGTAACCATGTTGCCAGTGACATCCAGCTTCGATGGAGCATCAAGGCCAATCATTGTGTTGATAGCTTTTACAGCGTTCACTTTGTCGCTTGGCTTTGCGTCTGCGTCTAAGCCTTTAGCTATCGTTGACAGCACATCAAGGCTGTCTGCCATCGTCCATGTAACACGTTCGGCAACTGCTGCCCTTAGTTCAGCAACCCTTGTTGAAACATTGCTATCTGCCATTAGCCTGCAAGCATTGGCTTGGCTGGTCTCTGGTTTAGTTGTAGGTTTAACATTAAAGGCTGTTCTGTAAGCCTCTGCTTGGCTTTTGCCTGATGCTACTTCTTGAGCGAATCGCTCTTGTTTTGGTGTCAATGCCATCTGTCTCAGCTTCCATAAAAGGTCTGGTATTTGTTCAATACACCAGCAATCATGAAATGAAAAGGTCTCCCTGCTTTTGTGCATCTTCAATGCGCTTGCAGGCTATGTCGAAATACTTTGGTTCGCGCTCAATGCCGATAAACTTGCGGCCCATTTGGACGGCTGCAACGCCTGTTGTACCGCTACCTAAAAATGGGTCTAATATGGTTTGTGCGTTTGGTAAAAAGTTTATGCACCATTTCATCAAATCAATGGGCTTTTGTGTAGGGTGAACTCTATCATGACCTCCACTTAATCCTGCAAATGGGCTTTTCGAAAAATCCCTGACAGCTCTTTTTTGCGATGTCCACGCTAGTTCGCCATCCGAAAAATCTCCACCCATTTTTTTATCCCAGTAAAGCCAGCCCATTGATGGCGGAAGAAAATCTGCAAAATAGTTTCCACCCCATATAATCTGGGCATCCGAGCATTCCCTTATAGTATCAAAAATCTCTTTTTGTGGGCGCTCTTTGTCCCATGAAAGTTTTTCATGAACAACTAATGGCTTATATCCGCGCCTTCTATTTTTGTCTCCGCCATCTTCACCAATACCATAAGGCGGGTCAGTCACAACAGCGTCAACCTTGCCAAGCGTCGGCAGTATGTCGCGGCAGTCGCCTAGATACAGCGTTGCGTTACCTATGATGACAGGCTCAGTCATTCTCTAGCTCAATCAGTTTTGAAAGATAGTGCTGGCATTTCTGTAAGTCCTGCACTCCGTTCTTGTCTTTATATCGCACCAGATATTTTATGCAGTTGCCATGTAAAAATCCAGCAAACGCCTCTTTGGTCATCCAGGACTCCATTGCTTCCCAGGGCTGAACGCTTTTAGATGCGTAATGGTCTCCGCCTACTTGGTGTGAATTAGGATTCTCCATTTTCGTCCACCTCATAATCAGATGCACGCTCCAGGCGCTTACGACATGGCGCGATCCATCGTAATCTTGTGTCAACGTCATTTAGGGCTGGAAACCATATCAGCCAGCTATAGGATGTTGCGCTTGATACATTCGGGTCAATCTTGCCCTTACACATTGGCGCACGTTCGACGAACTGCAAAACATATGCTGGTGGCGTGTGGCTAAATAAGTTTTCGAATCGCGCCTTGCCTTCAAGAAATGCGCTGCGGACAATGACAGCAACGCCTTCCATGCTGCTTTGCAATGCTCGCTGTATAAATTGCTCCGCCAATCGGAATGGTGGATTTGTTATTGTCCAATCGTGCATTTCAGGCAACGGCCCCCACAGATAATCAGCAACTGGATAACCAACACCATAATCATGAACGTCAGATGGCTCAACGTGAGCAAAGTATTCAGATAGCGGCTTGACCATATGACCACGGTTTGCTGCTGGCTCTCTTACAGTCATTGCGTGCATTGGTTCATCTTGATTATCACGCAACCACTCACACAAAGCTCTAGTTGCCCAAGGTGGTGTTGGAAAGTCATCCAAGCTGTCGTGAGGCTCAGACCGTTGCTGCATTACAGCACTAGACCTATTCTGCGTCATAATCATCACCGAATGGATCATAGCCCTTCAGCATTGCATCGACTGCAACCATGATAGGCCCAGTGATACGAACCTTGCCAGATTCCATCTTGCGGACGCTTGTTGCGCCGTTGTCTGGCGATAGGCGGAGAGCGTCAGCCATTTCTGTTACGCTGTAGCCCATGCGGTGACGGGCAAGCTTTAGCTTTTCAGGTGTCATGCCTCTGCCTTGCTCTTTTGCAGCGCATGAACGATTGTGGTGTGATCACGACGAAGTATCCGGCCAATTTCTGTCATTGTATGTCCCTTCTCGCGCAGCATGACAGCGCACTTGCGCCTTACTGCTACCAATGGCTTGAACTTGCGTGGCCCTAAAATGTCCTCCAAAGTGAAGCAATGCGCTTTAGCAATGGCTTCAACTTGCAGCAAGTTGGCTTGCCTAGGCGTCATGCCTAGACTGTCAACAAGCGCCTCCTCTGGCTTTTCTTCTTGCCAGCTTGAATCATCATTAAACATCATGCGTCCTTGATAAAAATGTTGTCAACCATTTTGCCCTTGCGGTCTTTGATTTCCTGCCATGCACCATCGATGCAATCCTCAATCATCATTCCGTTCTGTGCTGCCATGATCGTCAGCACGACAAACATATCACCGATGGCGTCCGCAAACTCTATGTTGTTCTTTTTAGCGATAGAGTTAGCCAGCTCTCCAGCTTCCTCGATTAGCTTTACGAATTGGCTCTTGATGTCGCTCCCTTCGATCAGGTTGCGGTCTTTTGCCCATTGGCGAATTAAATCTGCGTAAATCATTCTATGCACTCCCTTTATGCGTTTACTGTTTCGTTGAGCCAAACCAGTTCTTCCAATGTTTCCAGTGGCTGTTCGTCAAAGTGAACAATCTCCTGCCGAAGCTCGATGTGCTGATACTCATGAATGTCTGGGCCATTGCCACGGAATGATTTGCCGAAGCGTGACTGCGCCCATTCGCGTTGCTGGCGGTCACGTTCTGCGTTGAAGGCTTTGAAAGCTTCGATGGTAGCTTGTGCTAGGTCTGTGAGGTTTTGGCTCATTGTCAGTCTCCT